TTAATTCTTTTGTCCCATTCTTTAATAAACTGCTGTATAAAGGCAGCCATTTCGTTTTGGTAATCCATTTTATCTTTAGATATTTCATCTTTGTTTGGGCCATACTGTTTGTAGTGCCACAATAACAAGATGTGTTCTAAGTAATCAATAGTTTGTCTTTGATCTTTTAACATGTTGGAAACCAAAATAGGAACTTGGATTTCTGCACCGTCAATAGTAACTGTAGTAGTTGTGTTAGGTGTTGCTTTAGCTTTTGGAGTTTTTCTTTTAGCCATAATTGATAATTGATTTTAAATTATTTAATTGTTGTTTAAGTTGTGTGTTTTCTTTTGATAATTGATTTACACGGGTTTTGATTATCTCAATTTGTTTGAGCTCTTTGGTTCTTTCATCATAGAAATTCATGATATTATTAACATCTAGTATTTCGTTGATGTGATTTGAAACTGCATCATATGCAATAGTGTAATCTTTATAATATTCATAGTCTGCTTCATGACCGTTAATATAATACAGTATAGAAGTTCTATCTCTATTTATAAATTTTGCTACTATTTCTGGATGCAATTCGTGCTGTATACAAAGCACATTACAAAATGCCTTTCTACACAATGTTAACTCTGCAGTTCTTAATTTAGATATTATTTCTTTTTTGTTTTTTGAAAATAATAAATACAGAACAGCATATAGTTCATCACCATAGTGATCAAGGACATCCTGAGTCCATGCTTTGTTTTTTCTAATAATTGACAATGATTTTGCGTCTATCATATAATACTTATATAAACACCTGGGTTTTCTTTATCATATTTATATGGTTCAAAATGCGGTATAATATACTCACAGTTGTCATCTTCTATCCAATTGTTTTTAACCATTAGGTCTTGCACTGTCTGTGCTGGATTGATATAATCAAACTTATGCTTTGATCCTCTTATAAATTGAAAAGATACTGTCACAGGATATTCTTTGTTTTCGGTTAATTGTTGAAAATCTTTTTTATACTCTAGGTAATACCCCTTGGTTTCTTTAATATACTTCATAACAGTTTTAGAGTTAATTAACATTTTACCCGTCCAACGTTTTGAGTTTTTAGAACTAGGGACATTACCTGGTATAAAAATTTTCATGCATCAAATATACGATTTTTTAAAAAGGTAGATTATCGTCATCATCTGACTGACTTACCACATTAGGAGAACCAGTATATTCATCTAGCAAAGTATTAAATGTTTGCCTTTGTTCAGGCGTAAGTGTTTTATTATACTTTGGATCATACTTAATGTTTTCTCCTGCTTTTTTACTAAACTTATAGTCAAGAGCTGTTTTAACAATAGGTTCACCAGTATCTCTATTAGTTGTTATGTATTCACGAGTAGTCATACATACATTAATAGTTTTACCTATACACTCATCTAGAGCTTCGTCCATGTTGTCAAATGATTTTACACCTGCACTCAACATAAATTCTTTTAATAATTTACTTTTAAACTCACTAGCTTTTTCGCTATCACCAGGTCTAGGTGCCCAGAATCTAGCTCTAGTTTTTTTACCATCCATTGTGTATAGACTAAACTCTATATAAGGTGAGCCAGTATAACCTTCTCTATCATTTTGATCAGTCTGACCATTGATAGTTACTTTGTAAGCACCAGGTTGTGTTAGATACTCTACCTTCTTGTACTCTTTTTTAAAGTTTTTTGGTTGTGCGTCTGTTGTGTTGTTTAAATTCCAAGTCATGATTAAATTATTTATTTAAGTTTGTTCTGATTTTGTTGTTGTGTAATGATATAGTCATCCATATTTGGCTATATATTATATCATCTTTGTCTGAGTTAGGATTAATGTTTAACTTATTTCTTAAGTAATCCATAATCTCATTGGTTAATTTGTCAGTATAATCATTGTTAGTAAATGCATACGTTGACTCTACTGCTACTAAATCTAGCAAATGTTTATTATTTTCCATTTTCTATTTTCCAATTAATATATGCAGTTAAAGCTTCACCATTGAATAAAATTTTATCTTCTTTGATTTTATCTCCATCAGCTGGTACATAAGGATATTCTTTACCCTTCCATTCTTTGGTTTGCAAGGTTTGTATTTTAAGACGATACAGGAATCTACCTATACCCCAAGCTACACAAGCGCGCTTAAACGCATCAGAGGCATGTCCTTTGTCTTTTTCTACATTAGATTCAGAACCAGTGTCTGATTTCCAAACCCAATGTCCGTTAATAAGTATACCGACTTTACACATTAGTAGTCCGTTAGCTTCATAATATTCAGTAGCCCAGTTACCTGGTCCAACTACTTCGTCTAACAAATCTTGTGCGTCACGCGCATCTATATATGCTACGCAACTTGCCTTGCCATATCGTGCAGATTGTACACGCCATTTGTATGGTAATTCTTTGGTTAAATCTTTTAGATTAATTTTTTCTTGTTTCATAATCTTTGTAATTTTTAGTAATTTGTTTGGTTGTACGAATTGCTTTTACAATTTTTACAAATCTCCTGATCATAACAGGAGCATTCTTGGTTAATAGAAATAAACCTATTTCAACAAATGCATCCTTAATAACACCTTTTACTAGTGTAGGTTTTTCATTTGTATTGTAGGCAACTTCTTCGTAGATTTTGTCAAGTTTTGACTTTTTTTTTGGCATCTACAAATATAAAATATTAATTGGTTATTAACAACTATTTGTTGTTATTTTTGATCCAGTCGTAGACCTTGTTGCCAATCCATAACGCTGTGATTATTAACGCTATAGGCGCAAGTATAGATGCTACGAATGAAATAGATATAGATATTATGTATATAGATATTAACAGAAATATCATTACATATATCCAATCAGTTTTCTTCATAGTCTTCAAACTTTGTTAGATCGGGTATAAATTTTAAGTTAACTTGACCTACGCCTATGTTGCGGCCTTTAGCAAATATAATTTCTGCTAGACCCATAGTTGATTCGCCTGCTTCATTTTCATACAGGCCATAGTATTCAGGTCTATATAACAAAACCACTACATCAGCAGCCTGTTCTATTTCACCTGATTCACGCAAGTCAGATAGGGTTGGTCTTGAGTTAGAGCGTACGCCCACACCTCTGCTTAACTGTGACAAAGCAATTATGCAGATACCTAACTCTCTAGCTAGGTTTTTCAAACCTCTTGCAACTTTAGCTACTTCTTGTTCACGATTACCAGACTTACCTGTGCTAGCGGATACAAGCTGCAGGTAGTCAACCATAACCATTTGAACTTTTTCACTATGAACATACTGTTTGATTTTAGCCATTAGGTATGATAAAGATGTGTTGTTACAATCATCAATTATCAATGGTGCATTTTCTATTATACCAATAGCTTTGTCTATCTTATTGACTTCTTTACTATCTAATGCACCTTGGTTCATCCATTTCTGTTGGACACCTGATTCAATACTAACAATACGCTGTATAATTTGTACTGAAGACATCTCGTACGAGAATATAGCGGTAGGCACACTTGACATTACTGCATTGTATGCTAGAGATACAGCAAAACTAGTCTTACCCATAGATGAAGCACCACCAACTATAACCAAGTCGGTGGGCTGCCATCCATTTGTAAAGTCATCTAGCTTTTTGTATCCTGTAGTTATACCAGTAATACCATCGGTAGCCATGCGCTTCGCGATTTCATCACGAAAGTCTGTAAGCTGTCCTAGAAATTCTTTTTGTTTATCGGTTTCATTAAAGTTAATTTTATTATTGAACTTATTAATATATTCAATAACATCATTAACCTCATCGTTGTTTGACAGCATATTGTTTACATTTTCAATATGTTTGAATATCATTTTAGACTTAGATATATTTACTAATTCTTCTAACATAGATTCAAACTGTTTGTCAAACACATACGGCTGCTGACACAGGTCTGCAACATGTATGTTGTACGATGTTTTATCACCAAGCTCTTTGCTTAGTTTTATTACATCTGGTTCTTGACCTTTTTTTATAAGCTTTTTATATGCTCTATAAACAATTTTGTTAGACGGTTCGTCAAACATCAGGTCATTAAACTTATTACTGTGTTGGTAATATAGTTTAGGGTCTGTGATTATTGATCCAAGGATTATGTTTTCATATTCATTCATTTTCTATATTGAAATATTATTGCGGTTAATACTGAAAAGATAAGGCCAGCTGCAAATGCAGACGCAGTGCCTGTCATTGCTCCACCTATAAAGAAAAATGGGACAGCTAATGTAAGAATAATATCTAACATGTTATTCCATTTTCTAAATCTCTTTTCGCCAATTGCTTTCCATATGATAACTATATAGCCCAATGCTATTATAGTACCCAAGATTAAAATTGTTTCTATCATTGATATACTTCTAGGTTTTTAGCTTGCATAATGGATATAAGCTCTACACTTTTATGCTCATCGCATCTTATTCTGGAATATCTACCAGTAGTGCTTTGCATAAAATATTCACCACCAAGCTGTTTGTGGGTTACAAGGGCATTAGCTTTTTTATCGTAAAATTTAAATGTGTCAAGCCAAGGCCACAGTAGTCGGTTTTCGCCAGCTGCATTAAATTGGTCTTTAATTTCATTAGGCAGCTGCACAAGACATGCGCCAACACCGCCTTTGCCATTTGGTTGTACTAGTGTATTATTCGTGTAAGAGTTTAGTTTTTTACGAATAATGTTATTGGTTATTGCGTAGTGATGGAACAATACTTCATATCTGTTTTCTGTAGTATACACCCTGTCCATAACTTGAAAAGAATCTGTACGCCTACGATTATAACAGTTTTGCCATATTAAAGCCCTACCTACAACCGAACCATGACAATCTTCCAATACAAGTATTTTTAGATTATCACCAAGTTTGGCATAGAAGGCAACTTTTTTCTGATCTTCTAAACTACGCATACAAGATCTACCCAAGGTGCCTGGTGTATAACCATCACTATCTCTATAATATGATGCGCCATCATACGCCCAAGGTATATGGTTTGCATCATATAATTTAAGCTCTACTTTTAAATCACCAATACCATTTAACATAAGTGTATCTGAAAATTGATTTTCTACACTTGAATTCCACGGTCTATAATAACATTCAACACAAAGTTTTTCCATAGCTCTATGGAATGTAGTCATAGTAGCTTTTCTTTGTCTAAGTTCTATATCTGACATACAATCAGACAGTGCTCTGTCTTTATTAAAGTAGTTAGTATAGCCTAGCGCATCAGATTTTAGCAGCTCTGTAATTTTCTTTGGTGTAAAAAAACTAATTTTAGTTTTATCATCTATAGCTACATCTAGAGATATAGGCCATTCTGATGGTGTGTTATTAAACACAGAACTAAATCTGTGCATACTGCCCCTGCTGTAATCGTCAAGAAAATCGTGCAAAGCACATTTGGGTATGTTTTGAAATAATTCTATTAGTTGGTTAGAAACTCTAAACAATGACCAGGGCATATGTAGTTCTACCATACCCCAAGGAGTATCATAAGGCTTCATTGTTCTTCTATCAAACAATTCTGCTGGCCACGAATCATTGGATTTGATATACCAATTATACCATAACGGATCTAGTTTCCAAGCTTTGTTTTCTAAATCCCATTTAGGCACAATCTTAAAACCATCAAATAGTTTTTCTTCAAGTATAACATACTCCTCATCAAATGATACTAAAGGCAATATTGATAGACATTGTTGTAAATTATTATCTCTCAATATTTTTTCTATTATACTGTCTTCTTGTTTTTTAAACTTAATTACGTGTGTTCGCATATTAAAACGGTATTTTAGTTTGGTTTGGATCGGTTGTTCTAACCTCTATTGGTTTATAGTACAGTTTATCTTTAGCTATACTGTAATACCCAATCAGGTTAAGGTTTTTATCTGTGACTGGAAATATTTGTTCGGCATCATAAAATGACCCACCGTTATATCCATAATCATCCCAGAAGTCCATACTGTATTGCACATCGCATGAACTGCAGTGTGGGTTTACGCATACTTTTGTGCCATTTATTACACGCAAGTCTTCATCACAAGTGGGACACGCGCCGTTGCGTTTAGGTAGTGCATTGAACGACCTGTTCCAGTCATCTAGCTCTACATCTTTTTCCCATTGTGAGGCGTAATCTACTTTAGGTTTGTTGGTTTTGACTTTAGCCCAGGACTTTGGCCAATAGTTACTACCTGTATATACAGAATAGTCTGGCGCTTTATGTGACCACAATGTATTGCCTAGTAGTTTTGCAATATTATACATTAGCTTTAATGTATTCTCTGCGTCTTTAACTACTACATATTCACCATCAGTATGTGGTCTGTAATAACCCGAAGATATATTAGCCATACATACATTTATATCAAGACCCTTAAGAGCCTTGACATCTGTTAGTCCACCATTAGGTTGGAGTTCAAAGTTGTGTGCTTTGAGCAGTCCTGAGATTTTCTTTTGAAACTTCTTACCCGACAAATACTTACCAGATATTTTAGTTACAAAATCTTTATTACCTTTACGATCTGTCTGTAGAACATAGCCCACATCTTTGAAGAACTTAGTATCAGCTTTGGATGAGCCAACAGTACCCACTTCTTCAGCAGCGAACAGGGCAACCTTACAGGCATCTAGGTTTTGTAGTAGATTAAGGCAGGCCCAAACGCCCACCTTATCATCACCACCACAACCAGCTTCTACCTGCAGGTTTGCACCTGACTCTTCATCATACTCATAAGTCCAGCCATACAATGTAGTTGCACCGTCTTTGTTTCTATTTTCGCTGATAAATAAATTATCAACAAAGTCATGCACAGTGTCGGTGTGCGCTACATAACACGGGTAGTATTCACCTTTACCAACAGTACCTTTAGTTAGGTACATGTTAGTAATGGTTTTGCCACCTTCTAGATTATGATTAATCTCGTGTAGTTTAATGTTCTTTTGTGATTTAACCCAACGTCTTATGTATTCAACCATTTTGGTTTCTTGGTAAGAGTGGCTTTGCACAGCAAGAACATCTTTTAATTGTGTTTTAATCTTCATTAGTAAAATATTTTGGATCTTTGTTAATAGGTTCAGGTACTATTATTTCTTCAATAACCTCTTCAGTATTATGTATGTCAATGTTTTTCTTAACAAACTGTAACATTGCTTCTGCTTCTTTAAGGTTATAAGAAATACTATTATCAAGGTATTTACCATCTATTCTAATTAGATAGTGCGTTTTTACACTGTCACCTGATAGTCTTGTATTGCTAACTAATTCAATTCTAGGCATCTTCTAATTTGTTTTGCATTTCTCGGTTTGCTTGTTCTAAGTCTTCCATTTCTAATGGAGCCTGGGTTGTTTTACCTTTCTTATTAGGCATTGAGGTTAGTGCTATTTTTTTTAGCTTGGTAAATTTTACTAGCTCGTTTGCATAGTCATGCACTTGTTTAGCTAGTTCTCTTTGACACTTGTCGTGGTCATCACCATCTTGTAGCTCTGCTACCTTAGTAATGTTCCACTTGACTGATTCAAAGTTACCAGTGTTAATTGATTCTGAATAGCTTACGCTAATTTCTTTAATCTTCATTTCTATAATATTCTTGTGCATCCTCTCGTCTGCGTTCTTGGTATTCGTGTAGTGTAATTAATGTGTAGCATTCTTCATCTTCTCCGCACTCTGTGCATATCATATATTCTTCAGCGTGTTCTTTACACGCACTACAAATATCTGTTTCTGCCCAAAATTTAGCACCACAGCAATTGCTTACACCACTTGGTTCTTGTTCTACACCACAACAGCTAGTGACCTCGTCAGAGGTCCAGCCGTCATCGTGTGGGTTTGATAGTTTCCATTTATCGTAACTCATAATTAACAAATTTCAAATCCGCCTGATTGTTCACAGAATTTTTCAAATTCTTTGACATTATCTATATTAAATGGATAATTAGCTTCCCAATTTTTTTGAGCTTGCAGATCTTCCCAATCACTTCTATGTGGTTCTGGGTAATTAGCTGGTACTAAATCGCCATGCTTTTCTTTTACCCTATCTCTTAGAAGATCTATAAGAGCTTCAATCTTTTTATTATGCTCTTTAGCTTCATTGTATTTTTTTTGATGTCTATCATAGTAATCTACAACATCACCGCTTTTAATACGAGCACGTAATCTAGCTGCTATTTTCAAAGACTTGGTTTTGGATATTCTATGTCCACCGTTATGCTGGCCGCTAGCTATATCCTTTCCAGAAAGTATGTCATTACAGGCAATACATACATAGTGCCATAGTGGTCGCCACCACCATACATTGTTTCTAAAGTATACACCTGGGTTCTCATCTTCCCAGGCTTTTAGATCATTGTAGTACTGTTCTTGAATACTTTTGTCTTCAATTTCCCATCCAGATTCATACTTGTTTAGTATCTCTGGTTTCTCTGTGTTTTGTTTTGGCGCAATGCCGTGCAAATCAAATCCCATAATTATATATTATTTAATAGATTAAAAATTATTGTTATTGTAACTGTTATTACGGTTATGTATATTACTATACTTTCTATTATCGGTTTATACTTTTTCATCGGTTGTTAAATTTGTTTAACAAGTCTTTGGTTGTATACTTATTAATAGTTGGATACTTCTTTTGTCCCATTGCTTCTTTCACTTTGTTCATGAAGTGCAATGATTCGTAGTCATGTCCTGGTCTTGTAGTATCACCAAACTTACGAGCTATGTAGTAGTTCCACATACTAGATTCCATAAGGAATTGCTCTGCGTTTTTGAAATACTTAGACAGTATATATATACTACGCTTGTTACCAGCAGCATCTTTGTAGTGTTTCTCTTCAGGAACATACCCTGGTGCTACGTCAATCTTAACTCCTGACGGACAGATTAACCACAGGTTATTGTTCTTCATTCTTTTAGGAACGATACACTTGTTGTTGATCGCTACTGTTGCGCAAGCAGCAAAGTGCTTGTCTTGTAATTGTAAATTTGCCATTGTTTTAGTTTTATAGGCATGTCGGTAAATGAATACCTAACGAAATCAGTCGCTAGCTGTTGCTTTAAAGTGTGTGCTCACTATGCATAATTATATTCATCAACAAACTCTTCCCAATATCTCCCTTTACCACCTACATATTTACATATTGAACTGTAGTCAATAAATCCTACACCTCTTTTATTGTATTCTATAATGTATGATAGTAAGTTAATATATTTAAGAGTTTCTAGTCCATCACGAATGATTGTAGAACCATCTTCACAGACGTTACCATTGCCATCATCCATGGGTGGAAGAATCCATACCGTACCACCTTTTGCTTTTTCTTTCCAAAGCATTATTATGTTGTACAGATGATCTGTCTTGAGGTCAGAAATCTTGACCTTAACTACACCATTTATTAAATGATGTGTTTTTAGTTTAGGAATATGTTTCATTGTTAATCGTCCCATATTTTAACTTCTTCTATTAAATATATTTTACGTTGCAATAAAGATTGATATAAAACATCTAGCTCATCATCATTTAATAAACTTAAATCTGTAGGACCAGCTAACAATTTTTTATCTCTGGTGCATTTCTCTGGATTGTATATATTATATAGAAATTTTAATTCTTCCTGCGCCCAGGAACGTTTTAATGTTATTGGTTTGCCGCGCCTGTCTATTATATCTGATGGTTTACCAAATTCACTTACACAGATCTTTTTTAGACCTAGTTTAAGTTCTTGATAAACTGAATAGATTGCTATATATGATATTTCTCTTTCAGTCATATTAGTATGCATAAACTGCGTTAGACATAATAGTTAATTTATCATTTATGTGAAACCTAATTGTTTTAACAATAGAATCTTCTTCATATCCTTGTAACGTATGATGTAGTTTCTTCGCGACATTAGTCTGCTTTCTTTTCACAAACATATAGAATATGCCATTCTTTCTTTCTGTGACATCTACAATGTCCCACTTAACACGCTTAGCTTTACCTTCAGCATACTTTATAATTTGTATGTAATGTTTACACTCACCAACTCTTTTTGCAAGGTTACGAGTTACATATACATTCTCTCTGTTTTGATTAAGGACAGAGTAACCTAATACTTGATCAGTCATGATTATTTTTTTTGACTGTTTGCGGACAACTGAATGTCCTACCGAAATGTGTCGGCACACTTAATTACTTAAATAAATAGTTTTGCGTTTCTTTGTTTTAATTGGCTATCACGCTATTTTCCAACGAATAATTAACAATACTTGACTTGTTCGTTTTTTTTGTATAACTTTGAAGTCTTATATTTAATTAAGATAGTTAACTTGATTACCTAAATAAATAAGTTTAACTTATATCTTAACCAAAACACTTAACTTTTCTATACTTAACTGATTATCAAGTAGTTAACTTATAATACTCTATTATTTATAGTTAATTACTATTGTTTTATGGTATTATAGACTATCTGTTTAACTCTTTTACTTAACTATAGTGTGTCAATACGCTATAACTATGTGTTAAAAAGGTTAATATAACTACAGTTTTAGTAGGTTTTATGCAATAGATTGCAGTTGTTGTACTAACTTTTGTTGTTTTTGTGTGATAGTTTGCAATTGTTTTTTCTTATACTCAATCATTTCTGGTGAACATAACTCTGCTGTGTCGTACATCTCACCATCCTTCTCGTATTGAGAACGAAGTGTTTTGAATCCGACATTACCCAGAGCCTTACCCAGATCAAACTGTCCTTGTTTTAGTTTACTGTCAGTATTCCAAAACAGTTCTGGTTTGTTCTTGCCATACAGCAGAGAGTAAAGGTCAATACCTTCACGCCTCATTTGGTCAATGGTCTTATCCCACACAGTAATGTTTAATAGCTGATAGCGATCATCTACTTTGTCTGCTACTTTTAAGAACACACGACCTAACTTGTCAGGTGTGTGGTAATAGTAGTTAGGATCAAACTGCTTGTAAGTATTTTGTTTCTTGTATTTGTCCCAGCTCTTTGCATAAGCAGTAAAGCTGTGTACTCTACAAGTTTCATAATACATCACAAGTTCTGAATTAGCCATAGCTTGATTGACCTGTGCGCGTACGTTGCGAGTGGTATAGATATTTTCTAGACCGTTCTCTTTAATTAATGTTTCAAAGTTCATAACTAGTTTTAATAATGAGCAGTTTTAATTCTTATAGTTTTATACTCAGGAATATTAATAATTAATTTAGTTTTAGATAGCTTGAATAAAGTCACCTAACATTGCTACATATTCTACAGCTTCTGTTGATGCGTCTGGATTGCCAGTCATACCTACAGCGACATCTGTGATTGCAGCGTCATAGCCTACCTCTGATCCGATAATACCAGCAGTAACACCAGTTGCGATACCAGTCTGGATAACAGTCTTAGCAGCGTGGTTTGATTTGAGTCCTAGCTCTCGTCTAGTGATTTGAGTTGCCTGATTGTCTAATGACTTTAGGAACTTGTTCACTTTACCTGCTACCTTTTTAGTAGACTTTTTGAAATTGGCCTTTGCCATAATAGTAGTACGCCTATAACATATATTGATGCCAACCTTACGTACACGGTTGTGATTAATAGTTGTATAGTTTATTAGTAGGTACTATACGACCTTTAGTTTTATTCTATAACACATAGAATGCTGAGTTAGGAGTTAGTAATGCTAGTATAATTAACATAGCTAGCACTATTAATCCTTCTTTTAAATCTTCTCTAGTCATTGTTTTAAAGATTGGTTAATAATTTGTTTTTAAAAAAGACCCCACCCTATTCAAAAGTTTGGTTTGGGCAGGGGTACTTTTAGTATATAGCCTCCCTCCCTCTCAACTAAAGAATTATTTTTTAACTTTGCAGTTATGAGAAAGTATATGTATCAAGACGGTGGCGCTACTTTAATAGATGCTGCTAAGAGTTACGAACCGCAGGCTATGATATATGCAGAAGGTGTTCGTAGATCAAGTGAACTAGCTAACGCTATAAACATTACATCTAGATTATTTTCTGAAGGCACTAATCCAAAAGACGTGGCTAAGATGTTATTTGCTACTGCTTCATTAGAATCTGACTTTGGTACAACTACTCAAAAGAATCATTTCCAAATAGACCCACCAGCTTTTAAGCGTGTGTTTGGTAAAAACGATAAGGGCAACTATACATCTAAACAAAAGGAGTATTTTGCAAAAATTGAAGCCCTTACGGGCTTAAAGGCAACAGACATTACTCACGAACAAGTGAAGAACAATCCATTGTTAAGTGCTATTACAGCTAGGCTTTATTATACAAAGAGCCCTAATGCTATTCCAACTAACGCACAAGATTTTGCTAATGAGTATGTGGGGCACTACAATGCAGGTGGGGCACAGAAGTATCAGTCGGTGGAGTATACAAAGAAAAAAGCACAGGAAAGGTTTATGCAGGCTAGCATGGCTATAGATAAAATGTTTGAAGATAACCCTGGACCTGTTGCTAATCCACAAGAAAGAAAGGTTACTGGTCCTACAGGTGATACAATAAAATTTGCTGCAGGTGGTATTCCACCACCGCCACCACCTCCTCCTCCTGGTGGAGATGTTGATTTAGAAGAATTAAATACTACATTGCTTGAAACTACAGGTGAAGATTTAGCAGGAATGGGAATTGGAGATGCTACTGCTACTTCTACTGAAACTACAGGCGGCACAGATACTACAACAGACGCAGGTATAGGTCTTACTGAACAAGAAACAGGCGGAGAAACAGGAACCACAACTACAACGACAGACACTACAGATACTGCAACAGATATAGGTATTGGTCTTGAAGAAGCAGAAACAGGTGATGGCACTGCTGTTGTTGATAATAGTAGTGGAACAGGAACTGAGATAGAAGTATTAGATGATCTTCAAGAAGATGAACCAATAGATACTGCAGTA